CAAGAGGCTGAAGAGATAGCAAAAGATATAGCTGTTGAAGGTTTAATATCTGCGGCAGGTGAAGGCGTATTTGCAGGTTTAGGCAAGGCATTTCGTGTTGTTTCAGGTACAGGCAAAGTTGGTAAAGGTCTTCCAGATGAGAGAGTGAAAGATATTTTAGCAGCAGAAAAAAGAGGTTACCTACCATCTCTTGGCGCTATAGGCGCTCCTTCTCTTGTTGCCCGACAACAATCTATAGCAGAAAAAGCTTTAGGAACATCTGCTAGGCTTAGAAAAAACCATGAAAATATTATGAAAGATTTAAATTGGTTAAGAAATGAAGCAGGCCAAGTTGATTTAGATGGTGCCGCACAAGTTTTAACTGAAGCCTCAAAAACAGGAAACAATAAATTAAAAACAATAGTAAAAGAACAAGAATTTCGTCTTTTAAAACATATGGAAGAAATAGCTGACAATCTTGGTCGTGCTTCTCAAAGAGACAGTGCTATTACAGATGATTTATTCAACGCATTTCAAGAATCTTACAAAGCGTTTGATGATTTAGTTGAAACAAAGTTTTTAAATATTAACAATGCTTTAAAAGATAGTGTTGGAGATAACGCTATTTTTAGAACAAAAGGTATAGCTGATGATGCCGCAAGAGCCGCTCAAAAATTTGAAAACGCTATTCCTGGGACAAACCCAGCTAGGGCAGGAGCAATTTTAAAAGAAATATCTGAACTAGGTGATAAAGCATCTTTTGGTCAATTATATTACGCAAGAAAAAGTTTGCGTGATGCGGGAATGTTCAACATTACATCTGATACTATAGGAAATGTAGTTGATGATTTCTTACCAAAAATTGATAATTTGCTTGATCTAGCGGCAAAGGGAAGAAATAATTTTTTAAATAGAGCGTTGCCAGGGGCAGAAAATCAGGCCAGTAGAAAGTTACTTAGAGAAGCCGCTCGTGATTTAACAAAAGCTCGTAATTTTTATAGAGAAGGCAATCAGCGTTTTGAAAAAGTAAGTGCCGCTATAAATAAAAAAGCATTAATTGACGTTGTAAGAAATGATACACCTGCAAATGCTCAACAAATAATGGGGTCTTTAATACGAAAAAATAATCCACAACTATTAAAAGACGCAAAAGAAGCTGTAGATCAATTTGCGGGTGCGGGAACATTTGACCCATTAAAGCAAAGATTGGCATCCTCATGGATAAGGTCAACTCTACAAAAATCAGAAAACTCATCTACAGGTAAATTTTCAGGTTATAAATTTAAAGAAGAATTAGATAAATTAGGGTCTACAGCAGATGAGTTATTTGGAGATGGAATTGGAGAAATAAGAAAGTTTGCCGAACAATTAAGCGCTTTATCATTAAGAAACGTAGACCAAACCGTAATAGATGATTTTGTTAAAGCGGGTGCTGATGACTCAGGAATAAATCTTTTGAGAAATTTATCCAAAGCTCAAGATGATCTCGCTACATTTAATCAAAACAATATAGCTAGAAAATTAAGAAGCGGGAATATTACCCCAACTGAAGCAGCAGAATTAATTGCAAGTAATTCTATGAGGGCAGAAGACATTGTATCTTTGAGAAGATTTTTTGATAATGACGCTGATGCTATGGGTAAAATACGTGCTTACTACATGGACAATTTAATTGGTGATTTTCAATCAAACTTTTTAACTGATAGAACTCAATTTGCAAAGTTTGGAGAAAGACTTACAAAAAATAAAGCAAAGTTAGAAGTCATTTACGGAAAAGAAATGGCTAAAGAAATGGATGAGTTTGGTAGAATTATAAAACTACTTGGCGAATCTGCTAATGGTGGAGATCTTGTAGCCGCAAACATTGCAGCTAGTCCGTTGGAAAATTTAGGAACGATTGCAAGATTAAGTATTGTTGGTCAATTATTTTCATCACCCCGCTTTTATAAAGCGTTTACTAGAAAATATAAAAGGCTATCTGAGGGTCAAGACGCAAGCTCTCGTGGTCAAATAGCAGGAGAGCTTTTAGCTGATGCTGTATCATCTTTAATAGCACAGGGAACAGCGCAATCTATTGACCAAGCAGTTGGGGAAACTGCGAAACAAGTATCATCAGTGTTACAAAACGCACAAAAACAGACCAAAACAACGCCACCCCCAACTCCAGTTCCTCAAGTTTTACCGCCAATAGAAACTAACTCTGCAAATCAAACGTCAAACATCCGACAGAGAGCAAAAGAAAACCCAGCAGTTGCGGCAACACTGCTAGGCGGTCTTGGTAGCGCAAGTCTTCTTTAGTCTTCTATAACCGCTGAGATTCCTCCGACCATTGCTCTAGCAACTGGTGGTGTAGTCTTTTGAAGACCCTGACTTCTGTATTCTTCATCAACAAGCAAAGACAATTGCTGTGATATATTTCTTCTTTCTTTGTTTGCGATCTGTACGATCTTTTCATAAGTGTCTACATTTACACCTATGGACTTGTATTTTGATGGTTTAGGCACTAGCATAACTCCCATAATGTTCTCGAAACCAACATATAATCCCAAACTAAAAAGGTCAAGACCCAAGTACGGCAACAAGAAAACTCTGGTTGACGGAATAAAGTTTGACTCTAAATGGGAATCACAACGTTATCTTTATCTGAAGTCTTTAGAAAAAGCAGGTCGAGTAAAGAATTTAGAGCTACAGCCAAAGTTCATAATCTCTGTAAACGGACAAAAGATCTGCACATACATAGCCGACTTTAAATATGACAAGGAAGATAAAGACGGTGTTTGGGAACATGTGATCGAAGACGCAAAAGGTGTGGAAACCCCAGAGTTCAAGTTAAAGAAAAAGCTTATGAAAGCTGTTCATAACATTGAGATCTATCTATCTAAAAAGTAAGGGGGCCGAAGCCCCCCGCCTGCTCAAGAGAATGTTACTGTAAAGGTACCATCCTTCTCTTTTACAATTTGACCAGGGCAGCAAAACCCAAAGTCGTAACCATTAGAAGCATCAATCTCTGCATTGTGCTTTGCAATTTCTGATGCTTTTTTAGCATCTTCTTCAGTTTTAAAACTATACCAACTTACTTTGCACCCCACATCTTTGACTGTGTGTTCTGGAAGTTTTGATTTAGAAATATAGCTTTCGTAACTAATAGACATTTTTGTTCTCCTATAATTATTAAATAAAATCAATCACTTCGACTGATAACCCCATAATATCCCAAACTTTACCAAATGTCAACCCCTAAAAATAAAAAAATTTATGTGAAAAAGTTATTGACAAAGATCCCATACTTTTCTAAGTTGAAAATTCTAGAACTAAAGAAAGTATTATTATGAACAGTACAGAACTTTTCGTTGCGCGAGATGAAATCAAAGAGCAAATTGATTTGCTTAGAGGTGAACTCAAAGACATCGAACAACAAATCAAAGACATGTTTTATGATCAAGCCCGTGACGCATTACGGGCGGATGGTAAAGACTTTGGTACCACACATATGATTGCAGGTAATCAAAAGCTAAAAGCTAAGATTACTAAAAAAGTTGTGTGGGATCAGGATGAATTAGGCTGTGTGTTGGAGGCAATGGCTCCAGAAGATGCACAGCACTATGGAAAGCTTACGCTTGCAGTGGATGAGCGTAAGTATACAGCAGCACCACCTGCTATTAGATCGTTACTTGAACCTTGCCGTAGCGTTGAAGTTGGTGGATTTACAGTGGAAGTGGATAATTAATATGAGTTTACAAATTATTTCTGCTGAACAGCGTCTTGCAGAAAAGCGTGGTCACAAGATTGTGGTTTGCGGTGCAAGCGGTGTTGGCAAAACAACCTTGGCTCGAACATTAGAGCCGCATTCGACATTGTTTATGGATTTGGAAGCGGGAGATGCAGCAATCGAAGGATATGAGATTGATGTAATCCGCCCTAAAACATGGGCAGATTGTCGTGATTTTGCGTGTTACTTAGGGGGTCCAAACCCTTCTTTGGCAGAAGATCAGCCATATAGTGAGGCGCATTATGACAATGTGTGTCAGTATTTTGGTGATCCAGAACAGACAATCAGCAAGTATGAAACTCTGTTCATTGATTCTATTACGGTTGCAGGACGGCTGTGTTTTCAGTGGTGTACGCAACAACCAGAATCAAGGTCAGACAGAACTGGCAAGTTAGATACTCGTGCAGCATATGGATTGCATGGACGCGAAATGATGGGGTGGCTTACACAGCTACAACACATTCGCTCAAAGAATGTAGTCTTTGTTGGTATTTTAGATGAAGTTACCGATGATTACGGACGCAAACAATATGCGTTACAGATCGAAGGGTCTAAAACAGGCAGAGAACTACCAGGAATCGTGGATGAAGTGATTACGATGGCTGTGATGGCGGGAGACAACGGCCCATATCGTGCCTTCATCTGC